TTAGTATTCTTGATTCATAAGAAGTTTAAAGTTTCTACGAAACTCAAAATCGTATCTTTTGGTTGTTCCTCCTCCATAAAAGGAACATGTCAGGCAAGACGTTAAAACGTTGCATCGGTTTATCAAATCTATCCTTAAAAGATTATCCAATTACTCAGTTTCTACGAAACTTAAAATCGTTTTATCGGTCTCTTAAATCTCTACCTTAAAAGATTTAAAAAAAATAATTTTTTAAATTTAAAACAAGAGGTTTATATGGCTTATGGCGTAAATGCACCATTTGGCTTAAGACCACTTTCATCAATCAATGGTGGAAGCTGGACTGAAAAAACAAACACATATTATATAAGTGCTCCCGCAGACGGGGTAGCAACTTACGGAACAAGTATCTTTACAGGCGATCCAGTGATCTGGAATATAGCCAGTGCTAACCAAGGTAGCGGTACTATAGCAAGATATGGATTTAACACAGACGGTAATGAGCCGGGCAATGCTCGTTCAATCGTTGGCGTCTTCATGGGTTGTGAATATACATTACCAACAGGCGTACTTGTCAAAGCTTCTTACTGGCCAGCTGCTACAGCAGTTATGCCAGGTAGTAAAATTACAGCTCTTGTCATCGATGATCCAAGTGCAGTTTTTGATATACAAGTATCGACTTGGACAGACGTATTGGACGACGCTCGTTTTCCATATGGTTTAATGGGCCAAAATTTTGGTCTTGGTCTTGCTGGTGGTGGCGGAAACTTAGTTCCACAGAATCCAGCTGATGGTAGTACTCGTACTGGTCAATCGGGTGCTTATTTAGCTAAAGTATTTACGGCCAACGATGTAGCGCATACGGTCATTACCTTACCTTTAAAAGTGATTGGTTATACCAACGATCCAAATAACTTAGCTAATCCAATTAGTTACGTAGCAGATGCGACAACTGCCGCTTTCCTAAATGTAATGGTCACAATCAACAATCATGCTTATAGAGGCGGTTCTCTTGGCGTAGTAGCTGCTTAATTATTAAAAGAGTATAAAATTATGATAAATACCGGACAAATCGCTCAGTTACTCCGCCCTGGTTTAAAGGCGGTCTTTGGGCAATATCCTACATATCCTGAACAATGGACAGAGATATTTAAAACTTACCAATCAGACAAGTATCAGGAAATCGAAGTTGAGATGAAGTATCTTGGCGCAGCTGATATTAAGATGGAAGGTCAACCTATTGCTACTGATAGTATGGGCCAAAGAATCGTGACTAACTATATCCATAAAAGAGTTGGTTTAAGTTTTACGATTACTAAAGAAGCCGTTGAAGACAACTTGTATCAAAATCAGTTTCCGCAACAAGCAATTTCACTTAGAAATTCTTTAAGAGTAACTAAGAATATCCTTGGTGCAAATGTATTGAACAACGCTTTTAATGCAGCTTATCCTATCGGTGATGGTCAACCTGTGTGTTCTGCTGCTCACCCAATTGATGGCGGCGTCTTCTCCAATGCTTTTGCTGGAGCTTCACCAAACGTTGATTTTAGTGAAGCGGGAGTAGAACAAGCTATTATTTTGATTCAAAAGTTCCCAATGCAAAGCGGGATTCTGTCTCAAACTATGGCTAAAAAACTGATTTTACCGAGAGAGTTGCAATTTGCGGCTTCTAGGTTACTTAATTCTGCTTTTCGTGTGGATGTAGCGAACAATGATATTAACGCCCTATATCATAACGATTACATTCCTGACGGTTATAAAATTAATCAGTATCTAACTTCCGCTACTGCTTGGTTTATCATTACTGACGCAGAAGATGGCTTAAAACATTTTCAAAGAACACCTGTTGAGACTGATACTTACGTTGATTACCCGACGGATAACGTCATGGCTAAGGCTACAGAGCGTTATTCTTTTGGTGTATCTAACCCGCGTGGTATCTTCGGTTCACCTGGAGTTTAATAAAATTAGAAGTATGTAAATTGGAATTAAACCATCTAATTTACATACTTATTTAAATTTAAAAGAGAGTCGTCCTATGTCTAGATATTTAAACTATACTTTTCCAGTGGCTAATAATTTGGATGTCTGTGCGCTGCAAAATACTGCTGGGGCGGCTAATCTTATTTTAAATGGTAACCTCGCTGATCGAGTCACAAATCAGGTGTCATTCATTGATCGTGGATATAGCAGATCAATTTCTCTTACTTCTGCAAATAACCTTGCCGCAGTAAACTTTACTATTAGTGGCATCCAAAATGGAGTTCTTATTACCGAGGTTTTAGCGGGGCCTAATTCTAATACCGTTTATTCCGTACAAATTTATGATAAAATTTATTCCATAGCAACAAGTGGACTGGTAAATCAGGTTAGAGCTGGCACAGGACATCTTGGCTTTTTTCCTTTGATAGATATTAATCTTGAGCGAGATAATATTAATTACATTTTGACTACATCAAAAGTAACTGCTGGCAGTATTCGTACAACTATATTTGCTACTATTGTAGGCATTAGAAATAATGGCTCAACTTTTTTAGATGCTACGGTTAATAATTACAATTTATTCGAGATTAAGGCTAGTGGTGCTGACGATCAGTATCTTTTTCCAATTTACCCAGTTCCTGGAAACGAGTCTTTTCAACCATCCCCACCATATTATTCACTCATAATCTATATCAATGGACAGGTTGGAGAGATAGCCAATAGTATTGAGATGAATTTTAGACAAATATAAGGATTTAATATGTCACATAGCAGAGCGAAAAGAGAAGTAATGTCTAAAACTGGAAAAAACTGGATTCAAGGCGCTGTTAACCCAGAACACAAAGGAGCTTTACATAAAACATTAGGAATACCTGAGGGCAAAAGAATCCCTGCAAAAAAACTAGAAAAAGCCACTCGTTCACAAAATGCTTTAACTAGAAAAAGAGCTAATCTAGCCGAGACATTAAAAGGCTTCGGGCATAAATAACAACTAAAGAGAGATGTCTTGATGCTTCCTACCTCTGGTACTTTTAATTTTCAATCTATTCAAATTGAGCTTATTATCAGAGAAGCCTATGAAAGAATAGGTATTTTAGGAGAATTTGTAGAGCCTCAAAAGTTAGATTCTGCAAAAAGAAGTATTGATCTTTTGCTTTTAGAGTGGATGAATAAAAGTGTAAATCTTTGGACTCTAAATTATGAGTATCTGCCGCTCGTAACTTCTCAAGTACAATATACGCTGCCTGTTACGGTTAGTGACATCATACAAGCGAATCTTAGAACATCAACGCGTCAATTAAATGGAGTCGCTGCTAGTAGCAATGGTGGCATAGCTGCACAAGCTTTTGATGGCAACCCTCTAACTGCTTGCACTCAAAATGCTCAAGATGGCAATATTTCCTACGATTATGGAGATGGTATAGCTCAACAAATAAACTTTGTAGGTATTCAATCTAATGTTGACGCTATTTATAATATTATTGTTGAAAGTTCAGTAGACAATATTAATTGGTTACCATTAATTACTCTTTCATCATTGAATTTTATAAAAGGAGTGAATGTATGGTTTGACGTTCCTACTCCTATTGATGCTAGAGCTTATCGTATAAGAGAAACTGGCGGTGCAACGCTCGATATTCAAGAAATTTATATTAACAATAATATTGTTGATATACCGATAAGTAATGTAAGTAGATATGAATATCTGACTTATCCAAACAAGAGATTGCAAGGTCGTCCAAGCGTTTATTATTTAGATCGTCAAATTACCCCAATTCTTAATTTATGGCCAGCACCTTCTAATCAATATAATTGCTTACAGTATTCTTACAAAGAAATGATCGAGGACGCGGGAAATTTCTATACGAATGCCTTGCAGATTCCATCGCGTTTTTATCCTGCTTTGATATGGGGCTTAAGCTATCAACTCGCATTAAAATATAATCCTCAAGTAGCCGGGGCATTTAAAGGCGAATATGAGCAATCATTTAATCTCGCAACGGTATCAGACTCAGAATCTGTAAACATAAGTATTCGTGGAGATGAAGACTATGGAGAGGTTTAAATGAGTTGGGTTAATCGTTGGAAAGGAAAAAATGTAGTCATTGATGCGGATAACCCCTCGGCACTTGGAGTATGTGACGAGAGTGGTTTTGATTTTAATCATAAGGATTTAGTTAAGCAAATGGAATGGCGCGGGGATAGGTTAGTATGGACTGGTCTTATGGTTGGTAAACCTTATTTAGATGTGCCGTCAGAACAAAATAGACCGCCGCTTGTAAAAGCCGATCCGCGTCCCGTAAAAAACCCAAGATTACCAGGGAGCGATGCTTACACCGACCCTAATGGAAATCCAGTTTTGCCTAATGCTCAACTAACTACAAAACTACAAAACATTAACTGGGGAGGTTAATATGTTGTTTGTATTTTTAGCCCTAGATGCGGCTAACCTAGTCTATACCGCATGCAACAAAGCTTACGTTTATTGCAGAGATTCATGCCAAGAAGAAGTGGGCGTTGCCCCCGTCCACAATGACGGTGTAGTACCTCTTCTGGATGTGGTTGTGGAGCAAGAAGATGCGGATGTCGTAGCTTTAGGTGAGTTAGAAGCAAATGAGGATGCAATAAATTAATATGAAATTTGATGTTTTGCATAATTTTATTTCTCCCGTTACAGGGAGAATACTCTGCGATCCAACTTTTGTATTAGTAGGTGATAGTAATGGTATCGCTACGCCTTCTTCTATCATAGTAGATATACTGGATGCTTCTTTTGTTATAGGTTTTCCAAATGCTAGCTTGCCAAACGCCCAAGTTTTAGACGCTTTAGATGATGGTTATGTATTTAATACTGCTGGTACTATTAGCACAACTCCAACAGTTATACCATTTCTTACTGATGGTTATTTATGGATAGGTGATGCAACGAACTCTCCAGCAGAAAACAAAATTATTAATATTGATAATTTACCTGGTTTAGGGGTGACAATATTCCCGGACCCGATCTCTCTGGAATTTGTAGGTGAAATATGGGAGGGTACAGCGGCAGGGAGACCAGTAGTCTCTCAGCGTTTAGGCGCTATGTTTGCTGATCTACTGGCAATCAACGCAAGATTTGCTCTTGCTCATTTTGTTTTAAACGAAGGAAATCCAGCTCTTAGGTTGGCTATGCCATTTTCTCAATTTCTTGTAGATTTAGCTCCTGGTGGGATAGCAAAAGTAGAGGCTACTGGTCAAATCTCCATAGCAGCGGCTGGGACGGATTACTTAGATGTTGGCGCACCTCCTCCAGGGGATGGGGTCATTCCTATTTTAGAGCCTGGGCCGTATCCTCCAAATCCTAAATTAATATACCCTTCTACTATTCATATTATTGGAACTGATGATGTCATAGGGATTAATTCTTTAAAAGGGAATATTCTCTCAGCGGCAAACGCTGTAACAAGTGATGATATTATGGTTTCTAAAAATAATGTACAAACAAAATCACTACTGCTATCCGATCAAACTCCAGCTTTCACAAAATTCGCTATATTAAAAGGGCCAGCTCTTTTATTGAATGATGTTGAATGGGTTTTGCCAGATCAACAAGGAGTTGCTGGGCAGGTTTTAACCAATACCGATGGTACTGTTTTGGCATTCAAAAATGTATTGCCTGATGGATTAAATGACAACGTTCTAGCTCAAGGAAGGGACGGATTTAATAACCCTATAATTGTTAATGCTGCTCTTGCTGATGGTAATCTATGGATTGGGGATGCTGCAAATTCTCCAGTAGCAAGCCCAAATATATCTCTAAACAATCTACCAGACCTCCAGCAAAACTATTTATGGATTGGAGACGGAGCTAATAGACCAGAAGCTAAGCTTCAAATTGATCTTATTAATCTACCAGACCTCCAGCAAAACTATTTATGGATTGGAGATGCTGGCGGTGTTGCGCAAGAAACTAGCAATATATTTCTCGATAATTTGCCTAGTCTATCTTCGGGCAAAGTTTGGAGAGGGGACGCTTTTAATAGACCCGAAGAGTCGGATGTTGAAACTGGCAATGTAAGTGGTCCAGAGCCTGGCATTTCTATAGATGGCAATGTAGCTATATGGGATGGAATAGATGGTAGAAAGATCAAAGATAGTGAATTTTCAATTGCTGAGTTAGAGGCATTAGCCGAAGAAGCTGAGGCCTCGGCAGAGGAGGCGGCAGCAGCAGCAGAGGAGGCTACAGCAGCAGCAGAGGAGGCTACAGCAGCAGCAGAGGAGGCTACAGCAGCAGCAGCAGAGGCGGCAGCAGCAGCAGCAGAGGCTACAGCAGCAGCAGAGGAGGC